CCCCGCCGCCGCCGTCCCCGCCGAAGCCGCCGCCTCCGCCGCCCGAGAAGCTCGAGTAGAACGTGATGGTCGTGCCGTCCCAGCGGTTGTAGACGTCCGAGAGCGCCCTCTCCGCTTCCCACGTGTCCGCAGTCGCGTAGAGGCCCATCTCGTAGCTCTGATTCCACGCCTCGTCGATGCGTGCGCTGTTGCTCTCCGCGCTGCTCGCCGCGTCAGCGGTGTTGGCCGCCACCCTGCTCGCCGCGTCGCGCGTGTTAGAGTCCGCGCTCGCGGCCATGCGCTCCGTGGAGCTGGCCACCCCGTTCGCCATGGATTCGGTGGACGAGGCGACCCCGTTCGCCATGGCGTCCAACGTCGCGCGCGTGTTGTCGGACGAGCTCTTCACGGTGCTCTCGGCGTTCTTGCTCGTGATGCCGAGCTGATCGCCCAGCCAGCCGAGCTTGTCGCCGAGGAAGTCGGCCACCGCGCCCGCGCCGTCCTTGATGCCCGTGAAGATGGGGCCGAGGATGTCCGCGAGCTTCTGGAACGCGTCGCCCAGCGCCTCGACGGCCTTCACCATCGCGCCCGCGAGGAACTCCTGTATCGGCTCGACGATGGGCATCACCGCGTCGAACGCGTCGGTCACGAAGCCCAGCGCGTCGTCCAGCGCTGGCAGCGCGACCTCCGCGACGGACGCCACGACGGGGGCGAACGTTTCGAACATGCCCGTCACCGCGTCCAGCGCGCGCATGAGCAGCCCGCCTATCTTCTCGCCGATGTCGGCGGCGACGGGCGCGAGCGGCGCGAGCCTGTCGACGAGGCCCCTGCCTGCCTCGGCCATGCGGTTCAGGTACGGCGTGACGGCCTCCACGGCCTTGGAGAACGCGCCGCCAGTGATGCCGTCCAGCAGGTCGCTGACGGCCTCACCCAGCTTTGGCGCGAGCCTCGCGACTATGGACGGCAGCTCGGCGACTAGCCTCTCCACGATGGACCCGACGCGCGGTATCACGTTCTCAGCGACCGCTACCACGCCGTCCACCAGCTCGGACGTGCGCGCCTCGAGGTCGGCGTCGTCCTTGCCCAGCTCCGTGACGAAGTTGGCCCACGACGCCTTCAGCATGTCGATGCTGCCCGTGATGGTCTGCGTCGCCTCGCGCGCGGTGTTGCCCGTGAGGCCGAGGCTGTCCACGCCGCGCTCCAGCATGGCGGTGACCGCCTCCTGGTACTCGGCGACGGGCACCTCGGTCAGCTTGGTGTACTCGCCCGAGAGGAGGCCAGCCGCCTGAGCCTGCGCTAGGAAGTCCGCGCTCGTGGCGGGCAGGATGCCCGAGAACTGGTCCGCTATCGACTGGTAGGATCCGGTCGAGCGGGTTATCATCTGGTACTTTTCGTTAAGCTCCGAGAGCGAGCGGCCCGTGCCGCTGGCGTAGTCCGAGATGGCCTGCATGCCGCGCTTCGCGGTGTCGTAGCCCCTCTCGTCGCCCATCGTCGCGGAGAACGCAGCGCCTACCTGGTTGATGGACTCGAGGTACTCGTTCGCGCTCAGGCCCATGGTTCGGTAGGCGCCCTGCGCGTCCGCGCTGATGCGCGAGAAGTCCATCTCGTCGAATATCTGCCTCGCGCCGCCCGCGAGCTGCTCGTACGTGCCGTAGCTCTCCATGGCGGCCTTGGTAAGCGCGCCGATTCCCGCAACCGCGGCGGCGGTGCCAGCGGCGGCCGCCTTGGCCATCGTCGCGGCTATCTTCCCCGCAGAGGAGCCAATGCCCGACAGCATCCCCGCGCCAATCCCGCTGCCCGCCTTGCTGCCGATGGAGTCGGCGTCCAGCTCCTTGGCTATCTTGCCCTGGATGCCCGACATCTCGGGGATGATGGAGATGTAGGCCTGTGCGATCTCGTTGCCCTTAGGCATCGCCGTCCCCCTTCTTCTTGCTGTCCCACCACGCGTCGAAGTCCTCGACGGGTATGGGGTCGCTGCCGTAGCGGGTGCCCTCGTCCTTGGCCCACGGCCTCGGGTACGGGCGCGGCCACGACGGGGAGCGCCCGCTGCCCTTCGCCATGAGGGCGACGCCCATCGCGTTCACGGTGTCGATGAGGTCGGCCACGAGCGCCGCTACCACCGTGCCGTCCGTCCACCTCTCCGCGTCGGACGGCGGGACAAGCTCGCGGCTGAGGGCGCTCGTCCTCGGCAGAAATTGCACAAAATGGAGGAGCGCCCCCCATGAGAGCGCTCCTCCTACGTCACGAAGTTGGTATCCCGTCATGGTGAGGAGGTCGTGCTCGAGCGCTGCGCCGTGCTCCTCGATGAGTTGGCACAGCTCCGCTATTCCCCCAGCGTGGCCCCCGCGTCCTCCTCGGAGGTGTTGCTCCACGCCTTGACGAGCTCGTTCCACTTGGCGATGGACATCTCGTCCACATCGTCGCCGAGGTACCCGCGGAAGAACGCGTCGAGCGTGCCCTCCGCGTCCTTCTTCATGGACTCGTTGAGCTCGCGCGTCTGCCTGCGCGGCAGCTGCGAGAAGAGCGGGACGAGGACGGGCGTGCCGTCCAGCTTCTCGACTGCGATGCACTTGGCGTCCTCGCCGAGCTTGACGGTCGTAACCTTCATGTGGCCTCCTAGGCGGCGGTGACGCCGTCGTCCGTGAAGATGTAGATGGAGTGGCCCGTGCCGTCGTCGTTGGCCGAGATGGTCACGGGGAGCTGGATGGCCGAGTTGGCCTTGAACGAGATGTCCACGCCGCTCGTGACCTGCCCGTTGGGGACGAGCACGAGCATGCGGGCGTCACCGTCCTTGATGCGCAGCGCCCACGCGTGCGGCTCGGGCAGGGACGCGCCGAGCGCGATGCGCAGCTGCGTGCCCTTGGTCGAGGTCGCGGCCTTGACCGTCACGTTGTCCTCGCCGAAGCACTGCTTCGCGCCCTCCTCGTCCAGCTGGATGAGCGAGAGCGAGACGGTGCCGTCGAAGTCCTCGAGGATGCGACGCACGGCCGTGCGGTTCCACTCGCGGATGGCGGTGACGCTCTTGGTCGTGGACAGGCTCGCGCCAGCATCGGAGATGTAGCCCGACGAGGTGAACGCCGAGATGGCGGTAATGGCCGTGTCGATGTCATTGGGGATGGTGGAAAGGACGGGGCCGCGCGAAAGCGCGCCCGTGGTGGAGGACTGCTCGGCTGTGCCGACGAGCACCCTCTTTGCGTCGATGCCCATGTGGGCCTCCTTAGATGTCGATTGTCGTTGCGCGCGCCCAGACGTAGGCCGTAGAGCACGCGCGCGCGAGGTCTGGTCGGTTGGGATCGTCCGCAGGGAACGGCTGCGCCGTCGGGGTGACTCGGTAGAGCACGGTCCCGCCTACCTGCCGCCCCTCCAGCGCGCAGAGCGTGGCGACGGCCCGCGACGCCTCCGCTATGGCCTCGGCCTCGCCCTCGGCGTAGGTGTAGAGGCGCACGGCGAAGCGGTCCACTACCACGTCGGCGCGCGAGCCCGCACCCATCTGCTGGACGAGCGTGAGCGGAAGCCTTTCGCCGAGGTCGCGCGGAAGCGGCTCCGCGCACGCCCTCACGCCGTTTCCGCGCAGGGCGAGCTGGACCACGTCGGCGATGTCGACGGGGACGTTGAGCTGCATGGGCATCACGCCCCGTGCGCGGCGGCCATGAGGGCCTCGCGCTGCTCGTCGAGCTGCCGCGCGCTGCGGGCGGTCGTTGACACGAACCCCACGGCTCGCCCGCCTCCGAAACCGCCAATTATGATGTCCGTGCGCGCGCCTGGCACGCCGGACGCGACGCCGCTTGTCACGCTCTCGACGCATGCCCGCGTCCCCTCGCCCACGAGGATGGAGCGGAACACGGCGCTGTTGAACTTGATTCTCGTGGCCATCATCCCCTCCATTCGGTGATGTCGGCGCTCGTATGCGCGACCTGCGGGATGGACGCCAGGCGGCGCGGCTCGCCCACGACGAACGTGTGCTCCGTCCCCGCGCAGTCCGTCCACTCGACGCGGTCTCCCGCCTTGAGGTCGGCGTCGGGCGGCGCGATGAGGGTGCCGCCCAGCGAGGTCTGCGCGCGGCCGTCCATGTCCGCCGTGGCGGCGGACGGCTGGACGCTGCACCCGACGAGCGCGTGCCGCGTCGCCAGCTCCCAGTCGGGGACGACCGTGCCGCGCACCATGCGCGAGCCCGCGCGCACGACCGTCACCTCGTCGTTGCAGAAGTCAGGCAGCATGGCTCAGCCCCCCAGCGGCGCCCAGCCGACGCGCGATGCGCCGAGGCCGAGCATAGACAGCTCGGAGGCGATGAGCTTGGGCGTGCCGTACGCGCCCGCGATGCTGTACTGCCGCTGGTAGCTGCCAGCCGACACGCTCATCTGCGTGGCGCCCACGGGGACGTCCATGCCGCTCGGCAGGATGCGGTTCGCCACGGAGCGGCAGACGCGCATGAGCCTGTCCGCGAACTCCTCGGACGGCGCCGAGTAGTCCACGTGGTTCTTGTCGAGGACGGCGGCGATGGCCAGCGTGGCGTCCATCAGGCACTCGGAGAGCATCCCGTCGTCGGCCTCGCGGCCCGGGTATCGCGCGTCGTACTGCGCGACCGTGGCGAACGCTTCCATGTCACTCCTTAGGTTTCGCGGCCCTCTTCCTCGGGGCCGCCTTGGGTCTCTCCGCCTCGGCGCGGGCGTAGCCCAGCGAGAGCAGCTTGTCCACCTGCTCCTCGCGGACGCGGACCTCCACGCCGTTCGGCGCTACGAGCGCAACCATGGCTAGGCCGTCAGGCGCACGAAGGTGTTCGCGTCGCGGACCATGAAGGCCAGCTCGATCTCGAAGCGCACGGCGAACATGTTCTGCTGCCAGAGGTTAAGGGTGACGTCGTTCTGGCCGTCGTTGTAGGTGAGGGTCGCCTGGTCGGAGATGGCGCCCTG